CCAGGCGCATTACCAGCATCCAACTCCAACTCCATAGCCAGACTCCTCAAAAGCATTATACTCGGCTTATTACGCTCACTGGCGGGGTATCGCAGGTTCATCACCACCTTTCTATACTCTCTATTATCCATCAGTCAAGGTTAGGTTGTTGTAAAAGAAACTAAAAGAGGGGAAAGTTTCCAGATACTGATATTTTTTTGTTGGGGAGTATCGCACACGACCGCCCATATATAAGGTGTGTGCGGGGAGGGGGACCACCCGAAGAGATTCCTTGGAAGAATGCTTTTAAGCATGGCCCGGCTTTTCTCCTGGCTCCCGGCTGACTCTCCTACACTCCCGGCAACAGCTCCGCATCGATAACCTGGCGCGCCGGCATAGCTGGCAAAGTGCCAGGCTGGCTGCTGAACAAGGACACGATGGCAAGGAACGGATTCACAACTTCCCCGCTCTTTCCTTCATAATCCCCTGATAACTTGGATAGGATATTAACTGCCTCTAATTTGCTAGGCATTTTTACTCGCTTTTTAACATTGCCCATTTGATCTACGTCCTCACTGTATTCCTGGCAGAGTGGAGAATCCTTGTCCACTTGTCCAGCGGGAGTTCTGGCAACGCTAGAAAGAAACGCTTTGCGCTCGGCGAGTGACATGACCGTTTTTTCCCACTCTATTTCCTTTGCTCGCTGAATCGCTTGGGAAACTTTGGGAGTCTTGATTAGTCTACAAGCATCACTTGCCGCATTCTCGATGCTACTCGATTTATAACCCGCCAACAGATATGCCTTGCTTAATGGCAGGCCTTCCAAGTGGTATTTGATGAACTGACTTTGCTTTGGTGACAACTTGGCAACGCTAGGGAGATTTTTCTTGGTCATGTATCCCTAGCTTTTAGCCTTTCAAACTTCCCTAGTCAACCTTATGCAATTCCCTCGCCAGTTGTGGCTTGATCGAGTGAGTGAAGCATAGCTTGGAGAGAGTGTTGTCTGATCGTAACCAATATTGGACGTTCTCTAATTGGAGTTGTTAAGAGAGACAAGAGACTGAATCAGGAAAACCCATAAGCTGAAGAGTTAGCCTATATAAAGAAGTGTATGACGATTAAAGTATACTCATCGATGAAAAAACGTGTCAAGCATATTTCCATCTTCCCTTGATCTTTACCTCTATAAAAGTTTCTTAAAGATTCTTTTCTTTTTCCCTTGCATGTCGTTAAGATTGTGGTAGAGTGTATCCAGTGATTGACAACGGAAGCCGATAAATACTGGCTCTGGAGGCGATCATAAAAAACAACAACAACACAAAAAAACATGAACACTGCAAAACGCTACATCATCCTTTTCCACGGACGGGGCGATTACATTACCTCCCTTAACGACAAGGGGGAGATCATCGGGGGGTCATCGGAAGACGCAATACAATATACTAAGGAGGAGGCGGATAGCGTTGTGGAATGGCTGGGTAATGGATTGTTCACGATCGAAGCTGCCGCCAGCAAATAAGCCCACAACCAACACCAAAAAAAACATGACAATAGAACGGCACATTGAGAAAGCCCTAATCCAGGCAAGTGAACTTGGGGCCAAGGCAGGAAAATCAGCGGCAGGATGGTATGAACAAGATTCTTGGGGAGGCAGAGTTTCTAGCCTTTCCAAATCCAAGGATAATGCTCGTGCATTCCTGAAAGCGTATGATGATGGCGATCCTTGTCTTTATGACGGAATCAACCTTCCTTCCCTTTCAGGTGAATGGGCAGGAGATTTGACCGGGCCTGATCTTTATCAGCTTGTGATGGGCAGGGAAGCTGCCGGGATCGATGACCAAGAATCATTCAATGATATTTGCCTAGCTTGGGAAGAGGCGTGCAACGAAGCGTTTTGGGATCATCTGGTAGATTCAGCGAATTCAGTAATCAGTAACAACTAAAAAAAAGGAGAAAACAACATGAGCATCATTACTAAACAAACGGAAAAGGAAGCAATCCTTGCCGCATTATGGAAATTTATCAGCCAACGTCCAGGGATTGAAACTGGAAACTATTTTTCTAGCTGGCGGGATGAGAACGGAATCAAGGCGTTTCGTTCAGAACGTCGTAGCATTGCCAAGGATGGCAAGGAAGCGAGAATCTTGTGGGATGCCGTCAACGCTCGTGAGTGGATAACTGCACAAGATTTGATGGAAGCGTTCCTTGCTGCTTTTTCTGGACGCTTGGAATGGGATGGAAGATCCCTGTCCTATACAGCGGGTCAGTATTTCCCTACGGAATACAGGAAAGCAGTCTGCGCGGTTCTATCTCGTGCAATTGTTCAGGCATTCAGGCGAGAAGGTAACTCCTTGGACTATGTCAGGGGATGCTTTAAGCGTTCAGGGGCTTCGCGTTGGTTCAATTAATCATCCCATTATGAAATACATGAAAAACCTTCTTTTAAACGTGCTCGGAATATTGTTCGTAGAAGCATTCCTGGCCTTCACCTTGTTCGCTCTCCTTAAAAACTAAAACCTATGACAACTAAAAACTTGTTTCTGCTCGGAATATCCTACGATATTGTCACCGAAGAATCCTCTCAGGAAGGGGACGTTTCGGAATCCGGGTGGGAAAGAGAAAAATCCCCCGCAACCTTGAGAGAGTGTCTTGATGCTGTAAAAGCACTGGGCGGGATTGATTTTCATGATGGAGAATCTTTCTATCCTTGTGACGCATCAATAGACTATATGACCGGAGATTCACGGAGAGAATATGTCCACGTTCAATGTCTGTCAGACTCGGCAGAACGAGCATGGATGAAGGCTTTGAAGATTGCAGGAATTTGACTAGGCACACCGGCTCTCTTCAGGGGGGGCCGGTAGCCTGGGCAATTCAGTTCAGGAACACCAACTAAAAAACAGCATGAGAACACGCAGACAATATTGCATCGTAAAAACCCGCCATCTTTATGGCGCATGGGGGGGAACTCCCAGAACGGAAAAAACCCGCCTCACAATCGACAACGGGAACGAATACCTGACAATGGAACACGCTGACGCTGTTAAACACGTCAAAAAACTTAACGAAGAATCGTGTTATTTGGGACACAACGAACACTCCCCGGCCACATTCAGCATTGTCGCATCTTAATCACGAACCAACCAACCAACACCAACACCATGAGAACACCAGACGAAATAAACGACGAAATCAGAGAACAAGTGGATCGGGAGATGCCGAAACCTGAAGAGGGCTTTGAAACCATGCAAGATGAAGCTGATTGGAAACAGGCACAAGAGGATCGATTTGTGGAACTATGCAAAGCATACGTAAGTAATTCTGACAACACTTTCACGGTCAATTTCAGGCGAGGAGAACAAGAATGCGAGCCAGCAGGGACATTCTCATCACTTGATCAGGCCGTTGAATTTGCGAAAAAAGAAGCAGCATCCTACGCTTTCCACCCAGACTTCAGGGGAGGATTCTTTGATGTATGGGAACATGGAACGCCATATTCTTCTTTCGGGGAAGATCATTTTTGCCATGAATCAATTTTTGTCAGGGATTCAATCTAAAGGAAACATAGCATGACAACAGAAACCGCCGCCGAGCCAATAACCATAGATCTTTCCCTAGTCGAAACATGGGACGCACCCAGGATCAACCCTATTCTCGCTTCATTAGAGCGCATAATCGCAACGTGCGAAGCTATCGACCGGGAGCTAAAAGCTATGCAGGAAACCCTAAACAACTAAAAGACGCAGACTATGAATATAAACATGAAAAGCAGAGTTAAACTTGGAACGAACACCGTAAATGGATTCTTTTCTGTGCATGATGGTGACATTTACACGCTCGCAGATGGAACCTCCGCAGTAGTAACGGCAGGAGGGGGGAACTATTGGACTCTCCGCCATGCCGCCGCAGATGGAACCGCAGACTATAACAGGCCACCAGTCCCTGAATGGGAAAACATCGATGGTCAGTCTGCAATGGTGCATATGATCAACCGGGAGTATTTCCTTAACAACTAAAAGACGCAGACCATGAACGAAGAAAAAGAGATTCTTTGCGACGAAAACCATTGTTTTTGCGAGAAGTTGGACGAGCATGGGGACAATGTTTGCATCCTGGACTCCATCGCCGAGCAAACCACCGCCGCAGACTGTAGTATTTATCCCAAAGAAGTAACACCGGAGCAAAAAGCAATTCTTGATAAGATCCTTATAGAATTAAGGAAAGAAGATAAATTGTATCAATCGCCGCACGTCACAGACATATTCCCACAGGTTGATATGACCGATGAAGAATGGCAGGATGATTATTCTTTCTGGTGCGATTAATGAACAAGGAGATACAAAACGCACTTGAAAAATTAAGTGATGATGCAATCTGCAAATGCGGGTTGCCTCGTTACACCCACAGGAAACCGTTGCTAAACTGTCCCTCTTGGTTCTTTGAGAATAAATGGCTATCCTGGCAAACATTTGAACATAAAAAAATACCATTGAACGCAGAAGAAAGAGAATTGATTTACAAAACACTAGAAGAAACCCAAAAAACGCAGCCAACCTAACCACCAAAATCAGACCATGAAAACTAAAACCACCGCCGCCGAGTTGATAACTGAGACGCAGAGAATTGTATCGAGTATCGAACCATTGTTCTATTCCCTACTGAAATACGCAGACTTGAGCAAACTGGATACCATCCAGATCTCCACCGCCAGGGCAAGAGAGATCGCCGCCGACTTGATTATTCTAAAAAAGAGATTGCAATCCTATAAAGAAGCTGAAAGAATCGCAGAATCAACCATTGATCGCCACCTTGATGCAATGTTTGGGCTTTAACCATCAACCACGATACCGCCGCATACCATGAAAATAGACTATCAGTGCAAGGAGTGTGAGTTTGAATTTGAAGTCTCATATTCACCAGAATGTCCAGCATCAGGGCAATACGGCCCTGTTGAGTTATACGACCCCGGACAAGACGCTGAAGTAGACCCCGGTGAATGCCCTCGATGTGGGCAAGACGTTGACCTTGAGGATGTCACCGCCGAGTGTGAGCCTGACCAAGATGATTACGAGTGCGAGG